CTGATGAGAACAAGGTTATCACTGATGAGAACAAGGTTATCACTGATGAGAACAAGGTTATCACTGATGAGAACAAGGTTATCACTGATGAGAACAAGGTTATCACTGATGAGAACAAGGTTATCACTGATGAGAACTGGGTCTCTTACCTACTAGCTCATGCAGATCTGCGAGAAGCAGGTTTGCTAAACAAGAGTTCTGCTCTAGATCACTACCAAAGGTTTGGTAAGCAAGAGGGAAGAAGCTTCGATCTCTTGCCTAAGAAGGAAGGAGTAGTAGTTTTCAGCTTGAGTCACGGTAATTGTGGCTTGATGAACCAGTTAATTGCTTTGGCTTCAGGTATGTACATGGCTCACATCCTAGGTAGAGATTTTGCATGTGAAGGTTTCTATCCCCAGTACGATGATAGAAGTAGAATTCTTCCTCTGGAAGATATCTTGGATGTAGAAAAAACCACATCCGGTTTGAGAACTAGGATGGTTAAAGTACAAGGAGAGCTTCCTGTTCCACAAACAGTTAACCTAGGTTGTCTTTTGGGTAATAGAAAGGTCTTTTACGCTAGCCTAAAGACACTATACGATGCAGATTGGCCAGCCTTGCACATTGGTTGTCCCTTCTTTTACAACCTGGACGAGAAGGATGATCTGGTTCTAGATGTACTCTCTTTGGTTTCTAGGTTTGTCTTTTGTAAAACCTACACAGACATTGCCCTCTCCTATCGACCAGAGGTAGATTATATTAGTGTTCACGTTAGACTAGAGGATGACATGTTAGCCTTTCTCAAGAGTTTGGGTTTTAGTCCCATTCAGCACATATCCAAGTTTAGAAAGATCTTATCCTCTTTGGACAGACAGGTTCCCATCTTTGTAGCCAGCAATCTAAACAAGGAGAAGAACACTTGTAACTTTGTGCTACAAGAACTAGAAAAGACACACAAGGTTTTCTATAGTAAGAGTCTAGGTCAAGGAAGAGAGATCGATGCACTAGTAGACTATCTCATCTGTCTAGGAGGAGTCTCCTTTATCGGTTCTGACCAGATCTCTACTTTCTCTCGAATTATCTTTTGTTCCAAGACAGGGACTAAAGTTTAATTACCAACAGATTAAACCCATGTTTATTCCTCTGTCCGTCTTGTATGAGATTTTCCAAAACTCTGCTTTGGAAAATCGTTTGGCCTTGTGCTGTAGAGAGTTTTACTTTATTCTCTCTACAGAGCCTTTTTGGAAAGAAAGACTGTCCAGACTAAGCTTGCCTTTACTAAACAAAGGTACTAACCTAGCTCAATGGAAAAGTATCTATCGTTACTCTCTGTGCACCAGAAACTCTCTACCTAGAAATAAGAATAGTATGATTGTAGCCTTGCATAAGATTCCTGATCTAGAGTACATAACTTGTCCAGAGGTAGACAAAGAACAGGTTTTTGGCTTTGTCTCTCTGGCTAGAAAGTATCGTTCTTACAGACATTGCTCAGAGCTGTTCTTGTGTGTTTCTCAAGAGTGCGGTTCTTACTCTTACAAGATCTTTTCCTCTGAGAAGAAGGATTTCTTTACTAGCAAGTTTGCTAAAAAGACACTCTTCTATGCTCTCTTGTCTGAGCAGAGTTACAATCTCTTACTTTACAAACTAACCTATCTACGAGGTGTCTAGATTGGATTAGATTGTTTGCATCATCTAATCTACAGGGTGTCTAAGCTTGGAAGAGAACGGCGTTAATAGATCTGTAAGATGAGATTGCAGAAGTTACATTTGCAGTAGACATGGCGGTAAAGAAAGCATTCACCGTATAAGTTGTAGTTCCTGTCCCAACTGCACTATCCAAGAAAGTTCCAGGAATAGAAACTGCCACAGAACCTGCTCCATCGCCAAACATTTGTGCTGCAGGTAGCACACCGACAGCAGTTCCGTTCCTGAGTAAACTACACGTCAACAGAAAAGACCAATTAGCTGCGAACTGCATTCCCACTCTTACTACATAGTCCACTTTAACCACATCACCTGCGGTAGTAGGAACATCAAGAGTTAACACTATATTTGGTATTCCTGTCACGTCTAGAGCTTGAGCTATGGAAGGCTGTGAACCAAAGGCAGATGCATCAAGGCTTCCTGTAGCACCAGTTACGCCTTGGGCACCTGTAGCACCAGTTACGCCTTGGGCACCTGTAGCACCAGTTACGCCTTGAGGTCCAGTCTCACCTGCTCCAGTGTTACCAGTTACTCCAATTCCTGTTTCCCCTTGAGGTCCCGTTACGCCTGTATTACCTTGAGGTCCTGTCACTCCCTCTCCAGTCGCGCCTGTATTACCTTGAGGTCCTGTCACTCCCTCTCCAGTCGCGCCTGTATTACCTTGAGACCCAGTTACTCCCGTAACACCCACTTCTCCAGTCACACCTGTGTTACCAACCTCTCCTTGAGGTCCAGTTACACCTGTGTTACCCGTTACTCCTTGTGCACCTGTTTCTCCTGCACCTGTAACACCTGTGTTACCCTGTTGTCCAGTCACACCTGTGTTACCAGTTACTCCCTGTGGTCCTGTTTCTCCTGCACCTGTAACACCTGTGTTACCCTGTGAACCAGTTACTCCTTGCTGTCCGGTTACTCCTGTCTCACCCTGTGGTCCAGTTATACTAACACCTGTAACTCCAGTTACTCCTTGTGCTCCCGTTTCTCCTGCTCCAGTTACACCTGTATTACCAACCTCTCCTTGAGGCCCAGTTACTCCCGTAGCACCTACTTCTCCTGTAGCTCCAGTAACACCTGCACCAGTCACACCTTGAGGTCCGGTGTTGCCAGTTGCACCCGTACTACCGGACAGTATAAGAGGGCAAAGATTGCTATTTACAAAGATGTGTGCGTCCATATCTTGTCTTTGTCATGAAGGAAATAATTATCTCGGACGAGATAATTATCTTAGGCTTGCTCGTTGACGGTTAGGGTTACAAAGGTTCCATTAGGTAACAAGGTTACCGTGCCTGAAGGAACTAGATAAAAGTAAATCTCTTCCTCTTCTCTAACGGGTAACTTTACACTGGCAGCCAAGGTTCCTGTAGTTTCTCCTCTTACGGGAGTGTAGAGAAAGGGTATGGTGTTGTTGCCCAGACGAAGGTACAAGGTTAGAGGCTCTTCATCACGAGAGAGAAGAGAGAAAGCAAAGGAAAGGTCACAAGTTCCATTTCTAGTAACCAAAACACGATTTCTAGTTCTATCGTAAACGTTAGGATAGAAAGTGTCCCAACTAACTACACTGGCCTGAGTGGAAGGAGTAAAGGTTTTCGAGGTTATCATGCCCAGGTTAACATAGAAGGTTTCTCTTCTTTGTGTCTCTGTTCTACTACTACTACGAAAGGTGTAATAAAGAATATAACCTATGATGAGAATGCTAATAAAGGTAGTTAACAAGGTAAAGATAAAAGGTAGGAAACCTTGTTCTCGAGAAGAGGATATACTGGCAGCTGTCTCTGTTAGAGTAGTAGAGGTTAGAAGAGGGTTAATATAAGAATTGGCAGCAAAGGCCGTAGACATTGCTTTTCCATGGAGGTTTGTTTTCTTATCTTTGACCTTTGCGGTATAGAAGAGACGCGCATGGTCTGCTCAGAATTCAACTCTTACTTTGTAAGTAAGGGTGCTTATATTAACAGCCCTCATGCTAATCTCTACTTTAATTATCTAGTTAGACATGAGAGATACACAGAGATAGAAAACCTTATCGGCAGAGGTTTGGTAGATTTCTCTCATTGCTTGAGCAAGAACAAACAAGGCTTCATACTGCATATCTGTGAAAAAGACTGTCCTTGTGCTTACGATCCTCTCTTTTCTCAAGCCATCAACAGAGTAGTAGTGGGTACGAGTCTGATGTTGCTTAAGGTTATCTTGTACAATCGCAAAAGGCACAATGCTAACCCAAGAGATCATATGTGTTGTTCTCGATTGTATGAGCATGGAAGACCTGGTTAAAATAAACAACGCCTGTTGTTTATTTCAAAAGCGCTTTCTAGAAAGAGGAGGTTACTTTGCCGTGAACAGAACCACCTCTGAAAAATACTTTACCTATCTCTTGTCTCATGATAAACTAGAGATCTTTAACGAGCACTTACAGAAAGGCTCCCTTGAGATAGATGAGGGAAACCTGCTAGACAAGAACAAAGAGGAGATTGTGATTTGTGCACATGACTTTTGGGTGCACCTCAAGGAGCGTATGAACGACTCTACACCTCTGAATGGGTTGTCTTTGTTTATTATATCGTCTGGTGTGAACATTATAACTTGTCGACCTTGCAAAAGCGATTGGAACATGATGGAGGAGAACACTGACACCATGGTATGTATTATACGAAACCTCCTAAAGTCCAAACCTTTCAAACTTGTAAAGAGGAAACGTGGTCCCCGAAAGAAGAAGAAGAGAGTAGAGAGTAGAGAAGCGTAGTCTCTAAATGCAAAACATCTATCCAGTCATCATATTCCACTGTGACAGAGAGACGTTGCTAAATATGATGCTTACGGACAAAGAGTTTTATGTTTTGTGTAGAGATGAACTTTACAAAGAATGTATTTGGGACAAGAGAGGTTATGTAAAGCGTTTGGTTGTCCATGATAGGAAGAAAGACCTGGAGCACTTTCTTAACAAGGGCTATCTTTGTAAAATGTCTACTCCTGAAAGAAAAGGTATCTACTATGATATCTGTTGCTGCCTCTTGAGACACAAGAAGACGAGCAAGGACATGATAGAATATATTTTATCTTCTGATGCATATGTTAGCCCTTTCTGTGACGGTTGCATTGGGTACAGAAGTAGCGGTTTGATAGATAACATTAACTTTCTCCTAAGTTATATAAGAAATTAATTAAGCCTCAGGCTTAATTAATTTTCGATGCTTGGTAGAGAAGACGATATGTATCCTTGAGAGTAATAAATACACTGAGACTAGAGTGTGCATACAAAAGGGGTACAGAGAGTAGAGAAGCGCAGTCTCTAAATGCAAAATATCTATCAAGCTATCATATATGAATCTCCTACTAACGATCTTTTGTTAAAGTTGATGTTGGTAGATAAAGAGTTTTACTCCCTGTCTAGAGATGCGTTTTGGGATGAGATGTGTGAAAGAGAAGCTTACATGAGACGTTTGGCCTTGCATGGAAGAAAGGAAGATCTAGAACATTTTCTTAACAAGGGCTATCTTTCTCGAATGTCTACTCCAGAGAAGGAAGGCGCTTATGATAATATCTGTTGTTGCGTTCTGCGACACAAGAAGATAAGCAAGGACATGATAGAGTACCTATTATCTTCTGATATCTACCTTACTTCCTTCTGTCACAGATGCGATGATAGAAAAGGTTATGGAGTGATAGAGAATACTACTTTCTTGTTAAACTACATTAGAAGTAGTAAGAGTTGATCTTTGCACACGAGGGTAATCTTACGATGAGCTTCAAGGTTACCAACGAGAGAGTGATGAGTGTGGAAGAACTCATCTACATACATGAAGGAGGAGAGTGTGGAAGGATAGCACATAGTATAAATTTTTACAAAGGTATAGTCTCGGAAGCAGACGGATCAGAGCCCTGGGACGATGATGTAAAAGCCCATTATACCAGGAAGATAGATCGTCTGAGGAACAAATCTAAAGCCTTGGGTTGCAGGGAGAACTAAAATAAAGGTTTATATATCCTCATGAGGATATATAAAGTCATGCAGCTTAGTGATAACGTACTTCTTGCTATCCTTGAAGCAGGTTCTTCTTCTTTCTTGAGGAGGATTAATGGGTTTTGCAAGTTATCTCGTATGCTCTTTCTAAAGAAGGGTGCTTATTTCACAAGTTTTCTCTACTCTGATGACTACTTTATCTACTTGCTGGGGGAGGACAAGTATGAGCTCTTTGTAAACTTTATGGATAAAGGACATCTTTACATGAAAGATGCAAGCCTGTTCAACATGAACGGTTACGAGATAAGGTATTGTTACGCGAACAAGACAAAGGCTCCAGAGAAAAGCAGGATTGCAGGTTACCTAAGTAGAAAAGGTGTTTGTATGGACTGTTCTTGTATGAACAGATGTTACATACCGTGAAAGAGGCACTCTCTTTCATACCGTGAAGCATAAATAATTATCTAGGTTAATTATTTATACAGGTGTTATCTTACTCGCTAGAAGCACCAGTGATGCTTTTACTCGCTAAGATGGTCTGTCTTACTCTTCTCCTCCCTCCTCTTCAGTGATGACTTCCAAAATCTCCTTTTCTTCCTCCATGCTAACTTCTCCTCCTTGAGCTCCAGGGTAGTATCCATGTTTGCTGTTAATCTTGCCTACTATTCTGTCCAGGTTGATAAAGGAAGTATACTCTTCTGCTCCAACCTTGATCCTCTCAACCTCTTCTGCGGCAAAGCCTTCATTGGCATAGTTGTATTGGATGATGTTGTTATTAGCATCACGCACACTGCCATCATGAGCTATGACAAAACTCTCAAAGGCCTTGGCGATGACGTCTTGGATGGTGCCAGACACAGGAGTCTTAACACTAGACTCCATCACGGTTTCACGAGTGGCAGATGCATGAAACCAAAGTTCTGCTGGAGTAAGTCCGGTAAAGAAGGAAGCTTTACAAAAGCCTCGCGCTGCTGGGTCAAGCTCTCCTTCCTTGTAATAGGGAAGGCAACGAGTGTTGTTGCTGAGAGTCATGGGGATGCGACCTCCTCTGACTACTTGCTGTCCTACAATGCCTGTGATGAGACCAATGTTGTAATCTGTACCCTTGGCACCTGAAGCTACGGCAATCCTAAGGTTGTTGTTTTCAGACAGACTCTCGTTACCAATCCTCATGCCAATATTCTTGGCCACATTAACATAGCCTTGAATTTGTCTTTCTCTCCTCTCCTCTTCTATAGGGTCATCCATCTTGGTGCCCAGACTCTCAACCTGGGCCTTAACCTTGGCAATGTCTGCATTGATCTTTTCTCTATACTCGGTGTCTTGAGGATAACAGTCACCTAGACCAATGGTGTAACCTCTCTCAGTAATCCAACGGGCTAGAACAAAGGAGGCATCTGTGAGAAACTCGGTAGTTCTCTCTTCACCATAGTCTCTGAACAAAACCTGGATGATGGAGCCTGGAGCAGTACCAATGTGTGCTTTAGTAATGGTGCCTTCTATGAGAACACCATCTATGATAAGTACCTTGCCTCTGTTGTAATAGAAATCTTCAGGTAGCAAGGCGCTAAAGAGAGCTCTGCCCGTGTTGAAACGCACATTGTGCTTCTTTAGTCGCTCAGGCAGAGTTGCCAGTTGTGAAGTGCCCGTCATCAGTGTCCAACAGTCATACCTGAGAATGTCATCTACCAAAACATCCTCTTCCGTAACGATAACCTTCTTCTTACCCTCATCATCTCTCAGGGTATGTCGCACTGTTTCTTTCCGGGTAAGTAGATAAGCAGAGACAATACCATCATACACAATGCCTACGGCCGGTTTGTTAGACTGAGCGTTCATGATGCAGTTACGCACGTTCATGGTCATCTGCAACTCTACCTGAGAAGCGGCCGTTTGCAGTGCGTGAATGTTGATCTCATCTCCGTCAAAGTCTGCATTCATGGGAGTAGTATAGGAAAGGTGCAGGCCGACAGTGAGAGGATCACCCAAAACTACCTCAAAGCCCATGAAACCTTGCTTGTGCAGAGTAGGATTACGGTTGCCAATGACATAGTCTCCATTCTGCAGCCAGCGATGAATCACGTCTCCTTCACGCAGTCTGACATTTCTAAACAAGTTTTCATCAGCCTTGACTTTTTGTCCCTTCTTCTTACCATAACCTGGTTCTATATAAGAGATGGGAACTGGAGCACCACTCTTGAGAGACTTGTCAATGATGTCTTGAAAGTGCTTGAGGTTGTATGAGCGAATGGTAACCTTAACTGTGAGAGTTGAGGCCCAGATGCGAGGAATGCGCATTTGTCCAAACTTTAGAGTAGGGTCGGGAGAGATGGGAGTTCGGGCAGAAAAGTTTACTCTCTTACCCATGAGAAAACCCTTGAGCACACCTCTCTTGCCAATGATTCTCTGATGAATGGACTGCATATCCTTCCTGCCCGCGTGAGAGTATTTGCCATCGGTGTTATCAATGAAATGCTTAATGGCAAAGTTTAGCGAGCGTATCTTTTCCTTTCTTTCCGTCTCTGAGGTAGTAGACTGTAAAGAAAGATTATGGTTGATAATGTCCATGTACATCTTGGTTAGATCATCGTACCAAATGGTACCATCCTTGTAAATCACAGGTCTAGAATTGGGAGGAATGACGGGAAAGGCACGCATGATCATGTTCTCTGGTCTGACTCCATTCTCAAACATCAAGGCTTGAGCCGTCTCTGGCGTGATGGCTCTAAGGATTTTCTCCGCCTCGGTAATGCTCATCTCACGCTTGTTTCCCTTACCTTCTACCTTGGGTTGACCTCGGGCTCTCTGCTTCTTCATGATGTAGAAAATCCTCTCCTGCTCTTTACTCTCCTTGATAAGAAACTCTGGTCTCTGGTTGCAAGCCGTCTGCTCATCTCCATGTGTGCGACAACGCAAACCTACGCTAGCCTTTTCAATGGCCTTGAGTCTGTTGATACCAGTAAACTCTAGGATGCCTCTTTCTCTTAGTTCTTCTATGGGAAGGTAGAGACAAGAACAACACGTACAGACACAGTTGAAAACGCGAATGATGGTGCGTATAAAGTAAGGATGATAGACAGGAGTGGCTAGCTTAATATAGCCTAGATGACCGGGACACTCGTTTCTACCAAAGTGGCAAGTGGCACAAACTTTGGTCTCTTCCGTCACTCCTAGACGAGGATCATTCACACTGTGTAGACCTTGAGGAGCCGCAATGTTAACCTCGGCCACAGAGTTTTTAACCAACTCATCATAACCAAAGAGAGTGATAAGAGTGTCTGTAATCATAACCTCTGGTATATCTTCTCTCCCTTGAAAGGGAGGATATACCATAGGCTTCTCAGAAGCGGGAGGACAAGTCTCCCTGGTTAGAATCTTTGCAGTCTGAGAAACCACATTGGCCCCACTTCTTCTAACAGGCAATCTGCGCAAAGCACCTGAAGTTACTTTCATTTAAAGAGACGAGACTATTATAAACGCTTTCCAACTTCAATACCAATGAATGGCTCTTCATTAGTATTGTTAAAATAAGGAGAATTTTGTCGATACACCTTCTTTCTCTTCAAAGGGAAGGGGATCACGACAATCTTCGCCCAACTGACCCAAATAAATAGGTCGTCCTCTACGACAGACAAAGTAAATGTCAATGACATTAATTTTAATATAAGGGTTCTCATTCTCATGAATCCTTTTACAACCAGGGCAGAGAGAAGGATGAACCCTCTGTAGCATGATCATGTTTCCCTCCACACTCCTTTTGCGAAAAGGAAAGTCTCTTATTCTATTGCGGCAAAACCTCATGACTTCTCTAACCACATCATCTTCCAGGTCCTCTTGGCTCTCTGGTCGGCTCTCATCAATCAGGTCAGGCAAGAGAGAACAGCCATCAACCTGTCCTAGAAGAGAGGCTCGCAAGAGTTCCATGTCATACATTCTCTCATACTTTGTAGTAAAAGCATATTCCTGGTTTCCCAGGAATAACTTCTCATACTTTTTGGCTCTAGTTTCTCCAAGTTTGCTATTTCCCAGTATTCTAAAGCACTGAACCGAGGAGTATACTCCTCCGTCTAGTATGGCTAGCGATTCAGGACTAATCTCCTTACTAACCAGATTAAACAACTCTCTGGTTTGTGTATGATTGCGATAGTAATAGTTGTTAATTACTAGATGGGCAGAATACTTGTCTGGAAGATCTACTTTACCTATCCTATGAGAGGTAAAGTAGATAAAATTCTCAGGTCGTATTAGAGGAACAAGCTTCATGACTGCTAGACAGACTTCTTCTACTGCCTTGTCCAGTTCCTCTTTACTCTTGGCCTTGTCAAAGTCGAAACGTGGCTTTTGTCTTCCCATGACCACCTCATGAAAGTTTTTGGGCAACCTACGAGTTTTAGTAGCAAAATCCACATGGTTTCTAAAGTAGGCATAGTAGTTACCATCAGGTCTTTCCTGTCTCACGATAAGACCTGAACTTAGAGCATAGTGTCTATTCAGAGAATCTCTATCCTTGTTGTTGAGAAAGCGAAACCACCTAATGTCTCCCATCTCTTTGCTCTTTAATTTTTTTCTATTCTCATTTACATTTATTTTTTCGGTATAATTAAAATGGACTCGTGGGGTAAACTTCAGGACTTGGGCTATTCTGTTCAGGACATTAAACTTAAGGAAAAGAACAAAGTCCGTTACATTAAAGCCAAGGATAGAAATGGCAGAACCCTATACATTGACCTGGAAGAGGAAGAGATTTCACTAAAGTCTACCGATGTCCTACTCAGTGAAACCAAGAATATTATAGCTCCTAATTCTCTTATTCGAGGAAATCTAAGTTGTGTAGAACCAGAGGCTAGAGGCATTGCCGTAGAGTGTGCTGGAGGCGTCTGTGTCCTCTCTCGTGAAAACAAGTTTAACCTAGAAGAGAAAAACTTTTCTGGACCTACTTCCTTTGCTCATCACGTAACTCCTAGCTCTTATCCCGTCATCAAGCTCAAGGAGATTACCTCTAATCCCGTACATATGGAAAGATGTCTAGAAACCTGTTCCGAGAGAATCTCTGCCTCGGAGATGGAGTTTTGTAACAACGTCATGCAAGATATTCCCAAGAATCTACGAGAACTAAACTGCCGTTGGGAAGGTTTCATGCACGCCTTCCACTGCAAAAAGAAGGAATTGCTAGAGTCTATTGCAGAACTGGAAAAATACAAGAAAGACTATGAGCGAAGAGGAGACACGTGCTCAAACAACTATAGAACCATTCTCTATAACCTAAAGTATCGTAGAGAAAAGCTCTACAGCTTTATCGTTCTCTCCAAGAACATGGTCATTGCCAAGAATACTCTTCTAGGTATCAGTGAAGAACTAGAAGAGAATTGCAAGTGGTTGCATCAGGAACTTGCCGACCTAAAGTTTGTCATCACGCCAGAGTGTAGTCGCAGTTATATCTAAATTAATTAACCCTCAGGGTTAATTAATTTATTCTAGGTTTTCAGGAAGATCCTCGTCATCTTCAAACTTTCTAGGTTTAATTCCACTGTTTTCAAGCACACGTAGACCTAGGTTCAGGGCAGCTTCTTTCTCTTCTTCGTTAAGAGGTCTCTCTACTTTGTTTTCACCGCAACCAATAACCAGATAGGTTTCGTTAGGTTCTTTTCTCACGATATAGTGCATAGAAGGCACATAGAAATGTCCGGGAAGTTCTTCAAGGGGAACTAGGTTATACTTTCGAGGAGGGGGAGGTTCTACAGTCTTTTTGGCTCCAAACGTAGAGGCGACCCTAGAGGTGCTAGACTTTACGGGCACATTCTTTGCAGTCACACCTCCTCCTTGTAGTTTTCTCTGCACGGAAGGCTTCTTGAAGCAGGTCTTACAATAGTCTTGCCCTAACAAGACTTGTTTTCCACACACGATGCCTTGGTTCTTTCCATTACTGGCGGCCCAGATGCAAGTTCCTTCTCCAAGGGCTACCGAACTGGCAAGTTTGCTAACGGGAGGAGTTGCAGTCACTCTCTCCTTCTTTGAAAGGACCTGGTGCAACTCCTCGGTAGAACAAGCCACGTCCTTACTCTGTAAGACGATGCAAACTTGCTCCAAAACTTCCTGCAGAACGATAGCGGAAAGAGCCATAATTTTATACCGTTGACCCCTTCATTTTAAACAGGGATTTTTTGAGAATGCCATACGCCATTTAAAATGAAGCGTAATAAGCGTTCGGCGATTCACTCTATTTTCGAAGAATGCTCGAAAATCAGCCAAGACGAGTTCTGGAGAGACATTCTCTCCAAGTGCAGTTATAATAAATTTCCCTCAGGCTTCATGTTCAAGGAAGGTTATCTAACTCATCGTCGAGGAAAGCGCATTACAAAGATTTATCTTTCGGAAGACCCTAGAGAAGCCCTGAAGCAAATCATGACCTTTTTCAAAGAGAAAGACTATATCTGTTCGGACAAGGATAAACAACGAGAAGAGGAAGATATCTTTGAAGATGCCGAACCACTGCCGGAAATCGCTGATTGGAACACCTTGAAAAAGAAAAAGAAACTTTTGGAGGTTGTGTTGAACGAGTTTATTAGGGAGCGCATCAAGGAAAGGAACTTGGGTAAGAAGGAGAGAGACCAATTAACCACCGTTATTAATATTGCCATGATACAAGGCTATTTTACCAATGATACCGTTCTAATGGAAAAGAATTGCATTGCTACCATAGTAGGACTAGACTATGATGAAGAAAGTGGCCTGTTTAGTTTGCCCACTTGCGAAAGAAAGATAAAGGTTTCCAAGAGTACCTCTAGAAGAACAGAAACTATCTCGGCTAGAAGTAAAACCTCGGTAAACTTTTACAGTCTTTGGTTAGATTTTCTAAAGAAAGACGTCAGGTAATTTACTTTGTTTCGCCTAAATATTACGTATCTCGGGTTCAAGATACGTAATAGTCAAGTTGTAAAGAATTAATTTCAACTCTTGAAAGCATGAGTTGCAAATGTTGTGGTAGTAGCACAAGCACAGATTCTTCGTGCAAGAAATCTTCTTCCTCTTATTGTTCCTCCTCATCGTCTTCTGAGGATGAAGGTTGCAACTATCGCAAAAAGAAGAGTACGCGAAAGAACCGAGTTCCTACAGTATGGGAAGAAGGAGTGGACGGTTACTATGATGATTACTGTGGTAGTGATGGCAGTTGTAACAAGATTGCCGCTTGCCATAATGTTAGCTGTGGCAAGATTTCTAAACACTATGTCGATACCAAGAATAAGAAGCACTGCTATCCCAAGGTTGCAGCCAACACGGTCGATGCTTGTCAAGTAAACACTTGTCTGGTAAACACGCAGTGTCTAAAGGCCAAAGGTGCAGAGATAGGTGACCTTAACGTGGCCGGTAAACTCTATATCAATGGTAAAGACATAAACAACGAAGAAGAGTCGGTGGTGGTGTCAAACTTTATCGGTTCCATCCAGCAGCCTCCCCTGAGAGACCAAGATGCTCTTCTCATTCCCGAGCCTACTCCAGTTCCTCAAGGCGTTCTCATTCCCACTGCTGGTAACATTAACTTGCCCAATTATGTGGCCTTGTATAGCATTCCCGACAGAAGAGGCATCAGAAACCTAAACGAGCTCAAGGAGCTCTATTCCAAGATCATCCTAATTAACGTGGGAGACATTGCTCGGCAAGTCTCATTCGTTCTCTTTGTCTACTCGGCCAACTCGGTAACTCTAGACCCTAACAACCCAGGTAGAACCTATACTTTGCAACCACTAGACATTCACGTACAGACTCTCATTCCTGGAGGCATCGGAACCTTTGTAGTAAACTGGAAGTCGATAAAGTCCTCTCTCAACATCATTCGTGACGCTACAGAAGTAGCCATCTTTACTGCCGTCATGGTTCCCGTGCAGAGCAATCTCTCCTTCTTGAGAACCATCCTCTTTTCTTCTCAGTCCCTCTCTTACAACCTTTACGCAGTATATAATAACTATTGCACCAAGGATGATAATCGTTGCGACGATGACAACAGAGGAGGCAGGAGAAGGTGTCGTGATGGTGGGTGTAACAGCGATGATGAAGGCTTGATCTAATTTTATTAATCTGCCCCAGATTAATAAAATGTCCACCGATGTGTTGATTTTGGTTTTTACCCTGGTTATCCTACTGCTATCCTTCTTCATCCTGGGAGTATATTCTCTAATTAGTAGATCTGGTTACTCTCCAACCTGTCCTACTGACGAGTGTGCTACAAACATCTTTAATGGAGTAAAGAGATGTCCTCCCTCTGGAGGACAGATCAACCTGAGAGGAGGAATAGAAGTTTGCAATCCTGCCTTTTCTTGTCGAGGTAGCACACCGTATGCTTTACAAGAGGATGGAGGAACTTCCAGTTCCGGTCTTTGCCCTCCCGGAGTAACTTGTCCTTGCTTTCGTACCCCCTTTTGTCCCGATTATGTGTCTGCTTTTTTCACCGTTACAGGTGCTTCTCCTTACGAAAACCTGCAAGGTACAGATGCTGTAGTTTACCAGAATACTAGTTATGTGAATGCGGCCAGACAGACTGTTTCTCTAGCTCCCTTAGCCTTGCCTGATGACGTTTCCTTCTGCAGCTTTCCTTCTTCATGGAGGGATAGAGTCTATCCTAGAGAGTGCGTTCGCGGCAATCTCTTTTACACCACCACACAGGTTTCCCTCTTTAATCCGGAAAGAGATCCTCTTTCCTGTCTATCTGTTCCTGCATGTGACCGTGGAGTGCCTGTGTTTGAAACTAGTACCAGAAAAAGATTCTGTCTATAATTTTTTTAATTTCAGACATAATAAACATGTTAAACTGGACAAGCAGTTCTACATCATACAAGAGGCATTCAGAGCCCAGTAAGAGAAAGTATAAACATGTAGTGTCTACCAGTACCTCTTCCTACGATCCTTCTTCCTCTTCCTCTGAAGGTTATGTCGTTCATGAGCACCACTATCACCAGAGTGGCCCTTCCTCTTCTTCAGAAGACAGTTCTTCCAAGTATGTAGTTCATGAGCAACACCACCACCATTATGCTCCTTCAGACAGCTCTTCCTCAGACAGCTCTGAAAAGCACATTGTTAGAGAGATCATCCGCGAACCCTACTTCCCTGATGAGACCTCTTCCTCGGAAAGTTCTGAAAGGTACATTGTTCGTGAGGTCGTACATGAGCTTCTTCCTGGAGAGACTTCTTCCACCACTGAAGAGAGCCAGGTTCCTCCCCTAGTAGAAGAAGTTCATCATCACCACTATCCCGAGGAAAAGAGCAGCAGTGAAGAAAACTACATTCCTCCCCTAGTAGAAGAAGTTCATCATCACCACTATCCTGAGGAAAAGAGCAGCAGTGAAGAGCAAGTTCCTCCCGTTGCTTTCTACGCCAGTAACGAGATTGAGAGCCAGCTCTCTCAGGCTTTGGCCATTCTGGAAGAAGAGAATAAACGACTTCGCAAGAAGCTAACTCGGACGCAAAGAATACAAACTAACCTTTCCGTAGAAGAGATCCACTCTGCAAAGTCACAAGCCTTGGCTGAGATTGAAAATATGCAGAAAGAGATCTACGAAAAGGAAGACGGCACTGCCGAGATTGACAAGTTGCGTGTTGAGGTTGACAGACTTTCTCGCATCGTTGACGGTATGAGCAAGATCGTATACCGAGTGCAACGAAGCTAGAGTTCCATCTTCACACGGAACCTAAACTTTGCTTCTCGGGCAAGGTAATCTTTACATAAAATATTTTATGTAAAGAGAAATGCGCAATCTCCATCTGCTAGTCCTCTTGCTTCTTTTCTGTTCTGTACAGGCTCACGATGAAGGACTATCCGATACTACTTGTCTTCCTGCGAGGTCTTCCCTCTCTCGACTGCAAGAATACAATCAGGCAAAGAGTTTGCTCTTGGGCAACTTTACTTGTTTGGCTCAAAGAACGTCCTTTACCGAACAAGATGTCTCTGCTAGTGCCCGTAGATACTTTCTACAAACCTACTATGACAAACGTAAAGGTGCCATCGTGAGTGAAGCCGAAGGTACTTACATGGAAGAGTATGTCTCTTCTTCAGGTGAGGTATGTGTGATAGAAAGACATGAACTGGCCGGTTTCTACAGTGAGAGCTTTGATCTACACAGAGGAGGACTGGGATATGCTTCACGCATTCTGCAAAGTTATGACAAGCATGTAGAAAGGTTGGTTAGAAGAGTAGAATATGCTCTTCCCACACTGTATGGACAGGTTATCATATCTACCCTCTTTGATAAGAAACAACGACCCGTGCTTCTAGAGACGGCAGTTTGCACTAGACAGTAGTGGCATCGTAGATGCCAGTCAACGACAGTAAGTTACTCTTCATAGATTAATAACCCCAAGACAAGGGTTATTACTCTTCATAGATTAATAACCCCAAGACAAGGGTTATTACTCTTCTATACAAACTGCCTTTATTAGAATCTGTATCAGAGGCGGTAGGTGGAGCACGTCTGAACGTTTTCTTAGTTTTAGGCAATGCATAACATACTCTGGTAGACAGATTCTAGAAATTTCTGCAAGAAAGACCAGAAAGAGACGTGTAGTTCTAAAACTAGAGGTGGAGAAAGACTTGCAGGCAGTGGAAAGTATCTCTTGATGTTGTAGTAGAAACTGGGAAGCGTTCTCTGCCTCTAAACTATAGTAGTGTGTAGTTAGTCCCTGAGAGGCAATCTTGTGTGCTAGGTAGATATCCTGTAGATCGTAACCCAAGTTTCTCATGTAACCTGCCAAACCTAAACCGGCATTGTTGACACTATGTCCCTTTTTTATGTAAGAGAACACGTCTTCTTCTATTAACTTGCCTACCCTTTTGTAAGGCGTAGAAGAAGAGCATATTTTATTAAAGGCGTTTTTATGCCGAAAGATAATTTTGGTAATCTCGTCTGACAAACCAATTTCCTTGAAGGCATCTCTAATCTCTTGCATCTTTTAACTAGAAGGAAGAGATCTTAGGTTATAGCCTTTATCACACAGACGATATAACATGTCGTTGTCTCATCCTGAGATAACATGTCGTTGTCTCATCCTGAGATAACATGTCGTTGTCTCATCCTGAGATAACATGTCGTTGTCTCATCCTGAGATAACATGTCGTTGTCTCATCCTGAGATAACAT